CAAAAACTGAATAACCCATCTGTGGCGGCACTATAGTCGCCGCTCATATACCCTTCGTTCTCTTTCAATTTTTGTCCAAGGATTTCCTGTACATACTCCTCCGTAATTGGATGACCTATGCAGAAGAAATTCTTGACATTTCTTAATCGAGAGTGGATGGCCTTCCAGATTCCTCTGATAGCCATGTATATGTATGGGGGTCCCTTGGAGATAACTCTTACCTTAAGAGCTTCTGCCAAGGCGACCAAGTCCACAGTTGTGGTTTCAGTTTGGGCTTTTTGAATTATTAACTCCCATATCTTTTTATAGAACTGTGTTAGGACGTTCTCGTCCAGGATGGTGAGATTTTCGTCTACTATTCTTTCATTAGTAAATGATGACTCCTGTTCTTGAATAAAGTTTTGTAAATCTTCTTTTGGCATGGTTTTAATGAGATCCACCAGAATGGCCAACGAGCCACCTTCTTTTCTTGAGGATATAAAGTTTGCATTTGTACTTGGTATGAATGGTCTTATACGTTCACTGTAGCTAAGGAACTCTTTAGGAAATAATTCCTGAACGGTTCTAGCTATTTGAGCCTTAGCCCCTTCTTCATTGAAGTCTGTGCATACTTTTGTATCTTCTAAGCGGGTAGTTTCTGCCCAGTTGGTTATGGTAACTGGTGGTGGCCTTGTAGTTAAGGTCTTAAAGGTTTTGATCAGTTGGACTCGTAGCTCCTCTTGTTCTGGTCGTGGCATTCCTGCCTTGCTTTTTAAAAGTGAGCAGAGGAAGCTTTGCTTGAACATATATGGACTCATACCGTGTATGCGACAGTCTTCAAGTTTGAAGACCTGCCGTGTCCATCTGTATGCAGCTCCTCCGAGGAGTATTCCGGGGTGATCATTCTCATTATCTTTGTTTTCCCTCTGTTTTAAAGGATTTTCCGGTAGCTTGGGTTGGTTGGTATGAAAGGCAAAGAAGGCGGCAAGTTTATACTTGACCCACTTCATCCACCCCACTTGAATTGCATTGCTTACCCATAGTGCTTTTGTTCTTTCTAGACTGTAATTATTATGTTTAAAACCGTAATATTTATAGACTTCAAGAATTATCTTAAGGCACTGATCTATCTTTTCTGTTGTTTTCAGTCTGTTGCCTTCTGTAGAGACTAATTCGCTTTCTAGTTGAATTAGCTGTTTACAGATTACAATGTACTGAAAGACTGCGTTTTGTAAACACAGTCCCTTCAGAGAAGTAGTGTCAATTTCGGCAAGTAGTCTTTCGAGAGAGCTGATGTTGCAAGGTTGATCATTAAGTATGTCCACTATCGGACCGTCCCGTAGGACTGTCAGTATAGTGTTGGCAATACCTGTGATCTCCTTCATCAGTTCGGCTTTAATCATTAGAGGATCCCTCCTACTATTGGGC